GCTTTAGATAAAGGTGGTAGAAATTTTAAAAAATTATATGATGACTCAGACGTTACAAAAAGAAACGCCAATGGACAAACTCGTTCAGGACTCTATTCTTTGTTCATTCCTATGGAATGGAATTACGAGGGATACATTGATTCTTATGGCTACCCTGTCTTCGACACACCATCAAAAAAAGTGTATGGACCTCATGGAACGCCAATCAAACTTGGGGTTATTGAATACTGGAATAATGAAGTAGAGGGTCTTAAAGATGATCAAGACGGATTAAATGAATTTTATAGACAGTTTCCTCGTACAACTAAACACGCGTTTAGAGATGAATCTAAAATGTCTTTATTTAATTTAACAAAGATATACCAACAAATAGATTTTAACGAAGATGTACAAAACTTTAAGCAAGTAACTAAAGGTAGTTTTCAATGGGAAAACGGACAAAAGGATAGTAAAGTAATTTTTATGCCAAACAAAGATGGTAGATTTTTAATTACTTGGGTTCCACCTGTACACCTTCAAAACAAAAGATTTATTAGACATGGTGTTAATTATCCTGGTAATGAACACTGCGGTGCTTTTGGTTGTGATCCATATGATATATCAGGTACAGTAGATAAAAGAGGTTCTAATGGTTCTTTACATGGTCTAACTAAGTTTAGCATGGAAGAGGTACCACCAAATCATTTTTTCTTAGAGTATATCGCTCGCCCGCAAACGGCTGAGATATTTTTTGAAGATGTGCTTATGGCTTGCGTATTTTACGGTATGCCAATATTAGCAGAAAATAACAAACCTAGGTTACTTTACTATTTTAAACGTAGAGGTTACAGAGGTTTTGCTATGAACAGACCTGATAAAAAAAGAAACAAATTATCTATAACAGAAAAAGAAATAGGTGGAATACCTAACTCTAGTGAAGATATAAAACAAGCTCACGCTTCTGCTATAGAAACATATATAGAAAACTTTGTTGGAAAAAGAGAAACAGGCTATGGTGACACTTATTTTCAAAGAACATTAGAAGACTGGGCTCAATTTAATATAAACAATAGAACATCGCATGATGCTTCTATTAGTTCAGGTCTAGCTTTAATGGCTTGCAACAAACATAGGTATTCACCAGTCAATAAAATTGAATTAAAAGCAATAGATTTAGGTATTAAAAAATACAACAATCAAGGAACTACATCAAAAATTATAAGTTAAATGAATATATATACTAACACAAACAGTGCTTTCCCTAGTCAAGTAGTAAGTGATGCTGAAAAAGCAAGTTTGGAATACGGAAGTCAAGTTGCTATGGCGATAGAATATGAGTGGTTTGGTCAAGGCAGAACTTCTGGTAACAGATATTTAACTAATTGGAATCAATTTCACCAATTAAGACTGTACGCTCGTGGTGAACAAAGTATACAAAAATACAAAGATGAATTATCTATTAATGGTGATTTGTCTTATCTTAATTTAGACTGGAAGCCAGTTCCTATATTATCTAAGTTTGTTGATATAGTTGTAAATGGTATATCAAATAAAAGTTACGATATAAAAGCTTATGCTCAAGACCCTGAATCTATAAAGAAAAGAACAGAGTACGCTTCAAGACTACAAGAAGATATGGTAGCTAAAGAATATTTAGATTCTTTAAACTCAACATTAGGTATTGATTTATATCAAAGCCCTAACAAAGATATAATACCAGAAACAGCAGAAGAGTTAGAATTACATATGCAACTTAGTTATAAGCAGTCAATTGAAATAGCAGAAGAAGAAGCTATATCTACTGTTTTAGCTCAAAACAAATATGATTTAGTTAAACGTAGAATAAACATGGACTTAACTGTTTGTGGTATTGGTGCTGCTAAAACTAATTTCAATACAGCTGAAGGAATTACAGTTGACTACGTAGATCCTGCTTATATGGTATATTCATATTCTGAAGATCCTAACTTTGAAGACATATACTATGTTGGTGAACTAAAAGCTATAACAATACCTGAACTTAAAAAAGAGTTTCCAGATATTACTGAAGAAGAATTAAAAAGAATACAAGCAATGCCAGGTAACAGATCTTACGTTACTGGTTGGGGTGATTATGATGAAAACACTGTTCAAGTTTTATACTTTGATTATAAAACATATCACAACCAAGTATTTAAAATTAAACAAACAGAACAAGGGTTAATGAAAGCTTTAGAAAAGCCAGATACATTTAATCCACCAGAAAATGAAAACTTTGAAAGAGTATCAAGATCTATAGAAGTTTTATACAGCGGTGCTAAAGTTTTAGGCACTGATACTATGTTAAAGTGGGAACTTGCAGAAAACATGTCAAGACCTACGGCAGATACTACAAAGGTTAAAATGAATTATGCTATATGTGCGCCTAGAATATACAAAGGCAGAATAGAATCATTAGTTAGTAAATGTATAGGTTTTGCTGATATGATTCAATTAACACATTTAAAACTACAACAAGTTATGTCTAGAATAGTACCAGACGGTGTTTATTTAGATATGGATGGTTTAGCAGAGGTTGATTTAGGTAATGGCACAAATTATAATCCAGCAGAAGCACTTAACATGTACTTCCAAACTGGTAGTATTGTTGGTAGATCACTTACGCAAGATGGTGATATGAATGCTGGTAAAGTTCCAATACAAGAACTTAGTAGTTCTAGCGGTCAACAAAAAATACAAAGTCTTATTAATACATATCAGTATTATTTACAAATGATACGTGATGTAACCGGACTTAACGAAGCTCGCGATGGTAGTACACCAGACAAACAAACGTTAGTAGGATTACAAAAGATAGCTGCTAACGCATCTAACGTTGCTACAAGACATATTAAACAGTCTAGTTTATATATAAGTCTTATAATAGCAGAAAATATAGCTTTAAAAATAGCTGATGCTTTAGAGTTTCCATTAACTGCTGCTTCGTTGCAAAACTCTATATCTAACTATAACGTAAATACTTTAATAGAAGTATCTAATTTAAACCTACATGACTTTGGTATATTTTTAGAATTAGAACCAGATGAAGAAGAGCAACAACAACTAGAGCAAAATATACAAATTGCTTTACAAAAAGGAGGTATTGATTTAGAAGATGCTATAGATTTAAGACAAATAAAAAATCTTAAATTAGCTAATCAAATGCTTAAGATTAAACGTAAAGCTAAAGCTAAACAAGATCAATTAGCACAACAAGCTAATATTAAAGCTCAAGCAGATGCTCAAGCTCAAGCTGCAGAAAAAACAGCAATGGCTGAAGTACAAAAGCAAGAAGCTATATCTGGAGCTACAGTAAAATTAGAGCAAGCTAAAAATCAAATGGAAATACAACGCATGAATACTGCTCACCAACTAGATCAGCAAAAAATGCAAATGCAACATAAGTTTGATTTAGAATTAAAAAAGCTAGAAGCTCAAGCTCAAAAACAAAAAGAACAAGAAATTGAAGATCGTAAAGATAAGCGTATTAAAATGGAAGGCACGCAACAAAGTGAATTAATAGCACAAAGACAAAATGATGATCCACCTATAAACTTTGAAGAAAAAGGCGGTATGGACATGCAAGCTTTTGCTTAATTATTTAATTATTTAATTATATTATATTATGTCAGAAACAAAAACAAATGAACCTGTTAAACAGGAAGGTGACTTTAAAATAAAGTCTAAAAAGAAAACACCTAAAAAATTAACAAAACAAAGTGATGAGCCAATTAAAGTTAACATAAAAGAACCTTTGATTGAAACAGCACCTGAAGTAACTAAAGTAACAATACCTAAAGAAGATGCCATTCAAATCGGAGAAACAAAGGAAGTACCTGTGGAAAAACCATCCGGAGATAGCGCAGAGGTGGGAGAACCTGTACAAAAGTCCAACGAGACTGCTGAAGGGTTTTCTCCGATCAAAGAAGTAACTGAAGCTGAAGTTAAAGAAGTTGAAAAAGAAGTAACAAAAGCTATACAAGACGAAAGAATATTAGGCAAAAAGTTACCTGAAAATATAGAAAAATTAGTTTCGTTTATGGAAGAAACTGGTGGAACTATAGAAGATTATACAAGATTAAATGCCGATTATAGTAGCGTTGATGAAAATACTTTATTAAAAGAATACTATAAAAAAGCTAAACCTCATTTAAACGAGGAAGAAATAGGATTTATCATGGAAGATAATTTTTCATTTGATGAAGACTTGGACGAGGAGCGTGACGTCCGTAAAAAGAAACTCGCTAAAAAAGAAGAGATTGCAAAAGCAAAAAACTTTTTAGAGGAAACGAAAAAGAAATATTACGACGAAATCAAGTTGAGACCCGGCGTAACTCAGGACCAACAAAAAGCTATGGACTTTTTCAATCGCTATAATAAGCAGCAAGAAACAGCTGAGCAACAACACGCTAAATTTAAAGAAAGTACTAAAGAACTTTTTAACAACGATTTCGAAGGTTTCGATATTAAGGTTGGTGAAACAAATTATAAGTACAACATTCAAAATAAAGATAAAGTTGCTGAAAACCAATCAAACATTAATAACCTAGTTGGGAAGTTCCTAGACACAGAAGGTAATGTTAAAGATACGAAAGGTTATCACAAAGCTATGTATGCTGCTGACAATGTAGACAGGATCGCAGCTCATTTTTATGAGCAAGGAAAAGCTGATGCTATTAAAGACGTTGTTACTAAGTCTAAAAACCCTGTAGATTCTCAAGCTAGAAAATCTCAAGGTGAAGTATTTATTAACGGTATGAAAGTGAAAGCTATTAGTGGTGCTGACTCTACAAAACTAAAAATAAAAACAAGAAAATTTAACTAAAAAAAACTAACAAAAATGGCTTTAAATCCACAATTTGGAGGGTTAATCCCTTCAGGAACACAGGAGATATTGAATAGCAATTATTTGCAGTTTAACGCTGGAACAGCTGGAAACACAAATACTTTTGCACAACAATATTTACCTGAAATTTACGAACAAGAAGTAGAGCGTTATGGAAACAGAACGTTATCTGGATTCTTAAGAATGGTTGGCGCTGAAATGCCAATGTCATCTGATCAAGTAATTTGGTCTGAGCAAAATAGATTACATATCTCTTACTCTGGAGTTCTTGTAGTTAACGCTGCTGGTACTTCAAGTACTATTACTGTACAAGCACCTGCTGTAAACACAATGTCAATTAATGATACTATCGTTGTTTTAAACCCTGCTACAGGAGCTGAATCAAAAGGTATTGTTACTGATTCAGGCGCTTACGCTGGTTCTGGTATTGCTGCTGGAGCTATCGTTTTCCAACCATTTGACAATGTTCAAATAGCAGCTGCTGCTGTAGGTGTTGGAGTTAAGATATTTGTATATGGTTCTGATTACCAAAAAGGTCAAAGCATGAACGGTGCTTTTGCTGCTGCAGGTCAAAACCAAGCTAGAATATCTGTAGATCCAGTATTAACTCAATTTTCTAACTCACCAATTATCCTAAGAAGCCAATACGTAGTTAATGGTTCTGATATGGCACAAATCGGTTGGGTAGAAGTTGCAACTGAAGACGGAACTTCTGGGTACTTATGGTACTTAAAAGCTGAATCTGAAACTAGACTACGTTTCGAAGATTACTTAGAAATGAGTATGGTTGAAGCAGAATTTAACCAAGTAGGTAACCAAGCTGCTATTAATCTTAGCCCAGGTTCAGAAGGTTTATTTGCTGCTATACAGTCTAGAGGAAATGTACAAACAGGATTTACTGCTGCCGCAGGTCTTGATGAATTTGATGCAATTCTTAAAAACTTAGATACTCAAGGAGCAATTGAAGAAAACATGCTTTTCTTACAAAGACAAACTTCTTTAGATTTTGATGATATGCTAGCAAGCATCTCTGGTGGATTCGCTGGAGGAACTGCTTTTGGTTTATTTGAAAATTCAGAAGAAATGGCTTTAAACCTTGGATTCTCAGGATTCAGAAGAGGTTCTTACGACTTTTACAAAACTGATTGGAAATACTTAAACGACGCTTCTACAAGAGGTGGTATCGTAGGTATCAACTCAATCGAAGGTGTATTAGTACCAGCTGGAACTTCAACAGTATACGATCAAATTTTAGGAACTAACATCAGAAGACCTTTCTTACACGTAAGATACAGAGCGTCTCAAGCTGATGATAGAAGAATGAAATCATGGTTAACTGGTTCTGCAGGTGGAGCAATGACTTCAACTCTTGATGCTATGGAAGTAAACTTCCTATCAGAAAGATGTTTAGTAACTCAAGCTGCTAACAACTTTGTATTATTCAGAGGAATCTAATTGATTCAACAAATGTAATTCTTACCCTCGTTATATCAACGGGGGTAATTATTACTTTTATAAACTATTTAATTATATTATATTATGGCTAAAAAAGCTCAAGCAGAAACTGTTGAGGTTGCAACTCAAGAGGTAGCGGTAAAAACTGCACCAACAAAACCAGCTAAACCAAGTTGGGAAATAAAAGATAGAGTATATTTTCTTAAAGGTAATAAAACACCTTTAACATATACTATACCAGGTAAACACACTAGAAAGCATGCGTTGCTTTATTTTGATGAAAAAACTGGAAAACAAAGAGAATTAAAATATGCTACTAATCAAGACTCACCATTAGTTGATGAGCAAAGTGGAGAGTGCACAATGGGCCACATACGTTTTGACAATGGTACTTTGAAGGTAGATAAATCTAAACAAAACTTACAAAAATTATTATCTTTATATCACCCTTTAAAAGGTAAAGCATATGAAGAATATAGCGCTGTAGAAGAAGCTGTAGACGAGTTAGACACTTTGAACAGTCAAGTAGAAGCAATGAACTCAGCCATGACTATGGAGGTTGATTTTGCTGAAGCAATACTAAGAGTTGAGTTAGGTTCTAAAGTAAATGACATGTCATCTAAAGAAATAAAAAGAGATGTAATATTATTTGCTAGAAATAACCCTGAGTTATTTATATCATTAGCTAACGATGAAAATGTACAACTTAGAAACTTTGCGATCAGAGCTGTTGAAATGGGTATAATAAAAATATCTGGAGATCAAAGATCTTTTACGTGGGGAACAAATGACAGAAAATTAATGAATGTTCCTTTTGATGAAAATCCTTATTCAGCTTTTGCCGCGTGGTTAAAAACTGACGAAGGTGTAGAAGTTTATAGATCTATAGATAAAAAACTATAAAAACAAGTGATACTAATATAGGGCTCGTTTACTCGGGCCCAATATTATAATAAAAAAAAACAATGGTAAATATAAATACAGTATATACAACAGTCTTGTACATATTAAACAAAGAGCAAAGAGGTTATGTAACTCCAGCAGAGTTTAATAGCTTAGCTACTTTAGTTCAAGACGAAATATTTGAATCATATTTTCCAGATGGAAACCAAGTAAACCGTCAAAATCAAAATAATACTCAAAACGATACAGAGTTTTTTAACATGTTTAAAGACATTTCATATAAACTATATCCTTTTGAAAGAACAGCTTCGTTTACTTATAACGCAGGCGCTGGTATCCTAGGTTGGGAATATACAGGAGCTGGAACTATATTTAAATTAGGTGAAATAATATCTACATACAATACAACAAACCCTCAGTATGATTCTATTACTGAGCTAGCTAGTCAAAGTGATTTTTCTAAGATCACAAGATCTACATTGACAGCTCCAACTATGCAATATCCTTTATGCACGACAGGTACTGGGCCGAACAATTCTGTACTTATAAAAGTTAGCCCTCAGCCAAATGCTTTAAATGTAAACGCTCTGTTTACACCAGTGGCACCAGAGTGGAAGTTTACTACTGGTAGCTTAGGCCAATACGTATTTTCTGGCGCATCTGTTAACTTTGAATTAGACATATCAGAGCAAACAAACTTAATAATAGGTATATTAAAATACTGTGGATTAATAATAAATGATCCTACAATAATACAATCAGCTGCTGCAGAGGCGCAAGAGGTAGAACAAAATATAAAATCTTAATAAAACATGGCAATAACTGAAACAAATCAACAGTATTATCAAGGATCTCAAGGTTTCAGAGGTAACGGAACTACAGGACCTTTTGTTACTACGTTTGATACAGACTTAGTATTTGGTAATTGGAATCCAATAATTGCTGAATATACTTTAAATAATTTTAAAATATACACTAGCACGACAGGAGTTCCTGGCACATGGTCTGAATATGTTTTACAATATAGCGTAGTTAATAACACTATAACTTTTAACGCGGCTCCTGCAAATAACTTATTTATAATTGTACAGCTAAAAGTATTAGACGGAGGTCAATACGCTAATACAATACAAGAAGAAGCTATTGGAGATGCAGTAGAAGAAAACTATGGAAGTTATAAATACGTTAAACTTAACGATATAATTAATAACTACATGGTGGGTTATGTAGGTGATGGTAAAATAATTCAAACAGCTAAAAAATCTGATGTATTGTTTTTTGCAAAAAGATCTTTACAAGAATTTAGCTATGATACTTTAAAAAGTATTAAATCACAAGAGCTTACAGTACCTGAAAGCTTATCTTTAGTAATGCCACAAGACTACGTTAATTATGTAAGTTTATGTTACATTGATTCAATGGGTGTTAAACGACCTTTGTATCCAAACAATAACTTAACAACAAACCCTTACACTAAATTATTACAAGACGATGCAGGTTTACCAACTCAAGATAGTTTTGGAGAAAACTTAGAGGGAACTTCTATAACAGTCGAAAGATGGCAAGAAGCTAATCAAGCTTTAATAAATTCTTCATGGTATCAAAACTGGGTTGACAACGGTTATATGTTTGAAGACTATGGAGTTGGAAGCGGTCCTTGGAACTGGGGTGCTTTATATGGTATTAATCCACAATACGCTAATAGTAATGGTTGGTTTGGTATAAATGAAAGAGAAGGTAAGTTTACTTTTTCTAGTAATTTAGTTAATAAGTTAATAGTTATAGAATACATATCTGATGGCTTAGCTTACGATCTAGACACTAGAGTACCTAAGATGGCAGAAGAAGCAATGTACTTAAGTATATCATATAATCTATTAGCTAACAGAGCTAATATAGCTGATAACATAGTACAAAGATTTAAGAAAGACAGAAGAGCGGCGCTTAGAAACGCTAAGATAAGATTATCAAATATTAAATTAGAAGAATTTACTCAAGTAATGAGAGGTAAATCTAAATGGTTAAAACACTAAAATTTAATGGCAAAAGCAACTAATAGTTTTGTTACTGGTAAAATGAATAAAGATCGTGATGATCGACTTTTACAAGCTAACGAATATAGAAACGCAATGAACGCTCAGGTGAGTAGATCTGAAGGTGCTAATGTTGGTGCGCTAGAAAATGTTTTAGGTAATTCTTTGATTAGTGATTTTAGAACTTTAACAGGAGCTGGTAATATAGTTTCTATAGGTTATTGTTCTGATGAAATAAACAATAGAGTTTTCGTTTTTTTAACAGACAACACTAGCTCTACATTAAAGTATACTAATACACAGAAAAATGCTATAGTTGTTTACAATGCTTTAACGGAATCATCTACAATTCTCGTTGTTGGTAAGTTTTTAAATTTTTCAACAGAATTTCCTATAACTGGAGTAAACATATTAGAAGATTTATTATATTTTACAGACAACAGAAATCAACCAAGAGTTATAAATGTAACATTAGCTTCTTCAACTGTAGATTCTCAAGGTGTTTCAAATTATTATACTATAGAAGAACAAATATCTGTAGCAAAATATAACCCTTACCAATCAATACAGCTTTATAAAGAATCTTCTATATCTAATGAGTATGAAACTACAATGTACGACGTTGTGAGCTTGTATTATCCTAACGGAGGCCAAGGTAGATTAGAAAGCGATGCTGCTAGCGGACAAAACCAAATTAAAATATTAAAATCAGGATTTATAGGAGACATAGCTGTAAATGCTACAGGCACAGGTGCTACTCCAGGTGTAACAGTAGCCAAAAGAAATATATCAACTGGTGTTATTGAATATTTAGTTGACTCAAGTTCGAATATTTTAACAGCTAGCTCTATAGCTTCTAGTTCCGCTACGTTTTGGACAGTGACACTTAGTAATAGTATAGCTGCGCCATCAATTGATAAAGATGATTTTGAAATTATTTTTAGTTCTAATCCATATTATAATCCTGATTACAACGGTGATAAAGATTATTTAAGAGATAGGTTTGTAAGATTTGCTTATAGGTTTAAATTTATAGACGGTGAATACTCTATAATGTCACCATTTACACAAGAGTGTTTTGTGCCTAAGCAAGATGGTTACTTTATGAATAAGCAAAATCCTTTACCTAGCGGAACAGAAATAGCTGCTTCTCCACCTCTTGATATACAAGATGAAGAAGATACATATAGAAGTACAGTTGTAGAGTTCATGGAAAACAAGGTAAATAAGATCGTGCTTAGAATACCTATGCCGTATACTTCTACTTTAATGGAAACTACTTTAAAAGTAACAGATATAGACATCTTATTTAAAGAATCTGATTCAAATATTATAAACGTAATTGAAAGCGTGTCAATAGCTAGAGTTCAAGCCCAAGTTACAAGCGGAACTGTTTATGAATATGAATATCAGTCTACAAAACCTTACAAAGTTTTACCTTCATCTGAAACAACCAGAACATACGACAAAGTACCAGTTAGAGCATTGGCTCAAGAAGTTATAAGTAACAGAATTGTTTATGGAAACTTTGAAAATAAACATATACCACCATCTACTATAGATTATAACGTTGCCGTTAGTCAAAAATCTACATTTGATTTAGGTTCAGCCACAGCTACAACAAACGGTTCAACAGCGAGTGGCGCCGAAACAATAAACATAAATACTTTAGCTGCAGGTCTATCGATACAAAATGGTTATGTAGTTACAGCCGGCGGTGGTATTCCAGCCAATACTGTTATTGTAAGCTTTACGTCTACAAGTGTCACTATAAGCAACGCAACAACTAGCATTA